CCATCCTCCGCTGCCAGTTCTGCGGGTTCGAGCCCACCGGGATGGACCACCCGTGACCGGCGCCGGCGACCCCCGGGTGGCGTACTGCACGCTTGAGGCGGTCCGTGACGCCCTCGACATCGCGCCGTCCGCGGCGGCGGCCCGCCGGCTGAGCCGCGCGATCTACGCCGTGTCGGGTGGGATTGAGGGGCTCCTGAACCGCCGGTTCTACCCCCACCAGGACACCCGCTACTTCGACTGGCCCCTGAACTACCAGTACGCGCAGCCGTGGCGGCTGTGGCTCGACGCGAACGAGGCCTGGTCCGTCGACTCGATCACCACCGGCGGGCAGACCCTCCACCCCGGCGTCGACTTCATCCTCCGGCCCGAGAACATGGGGCCCCCTTACTCGCACATCGAGATCCTCGTGTCCGGCCACGCGATGTGGGCGCCCGGAACCGGGACGTGGCAGCAGGCCGTCGGCGTCACCGGCGTTTTCGGCGGCTGCGGTGACACCGAGGCGGCCGGCGCCACTGGCGGCAGCGTCGACGCCGCCACGACGACCCTGCTCGTGTCGGACTCGGCGGCCGTCGGGACCCTCGACACGATCCGTGTCGACACCGAATGGATGACCGTCACCCGCAAGTCCATGACCCCGTCCGGTGCGGCCCTCGCCGCCGACATGACCGGACACCAGAACGGGACCGTCGTCACCGTCACGGGCGGCACCTGGCGGGAAGGGGAGACGATCCTCGTCGACGGGGAACGGGCCCGGATCGATGACGCCGCCGGCACCCACCTCGTCGTCCGCCGTGCCGTCGACGGCACCACCCTCGCCCCCCACACGACCGGCGCCCCCGTCTACGTACAGCGGGCATGCACCGTCGCCCGCGGCGTCCTCGGCTCCACCGCAGCCGCCCACACCGCCGGGACCGCCGTGGAGCGGCTCGCGGTCCCTGACCTGGTCGGGCAACTCGCGATCGCAGAGACCCTCGCCGACACCGAACTGCAGACGATGGGCTACACGTCGCAGAAGGGCGAGGACGGCCGGGCCGCCGCGATGCGGGAGCTCGCCGACCTCCGGAACCGGACGTACACGCGGTGGGCACGCCAGTCCCGGATCCGGGCGGTCTGATGGACGTCACCGTCATCGACACGGGCCCCGTGTTCTCCGGCATCACCGCCATGGCCGGGGAAAGCCTGGCGATGGAAATCGCGGACCGGGTCGCGGCGTTCGCGTTCGAACGCACGATGTTCAACCTCGACGCCTCGATCAGGCATCCGACGCCGTACTACGAGACCCGGGTCAACATCGCCACATCGGTGACGGGGCTCATCACCGAGCGTCGCGTCAACGACAGCGGCGTGATCTACGGCGCGTGGCTGGAAGGTGTCAGCTCCCGGAACCAGGCGACCCGATTCAAGGGCTACGCCTCATTCCGGCGGGCCGCGCAGCTCACGCGGGCAGCTGTCCCCGGGCTGACCGCTGGGCTCGTCGCCGGCTACGTCCGAAAGCTGGGCGGGACGCCGTGAACATCTCCGGGGTCCTCGACGCCCTCACGTCCCACGCCCTCGCCAGCGGCCTCTACGAGGCCGTCAACAACCATGAGCCGAAGTCGAAGAACCCGACCTTGGGGACGTCCCTCACCGCGGCCCTGTGGGTGCAGCAGATCGCGCCCATCCGGGCGTCCGGCCTCGCGGTCACGTCGGGGCGCGTGGAATTCACCCTCCGGAATTACACGTCGATGCTGTCCGAGCCGCAGGACGCGATCGACCCGGCCGTCATGAACGCCGTCGACGTGATGATGGCCGCCTACTCGGGCGACTTCACTCTCGGGGGCCTGATCCGGCAGGTCGACCTGCTCGGCGCCTACGGGAACCCACTCTCCGCCGTCGCCGGATATCTGAACCAGAGCGGCAGGCTGTTCCGCGTCATGGACATGTGCGTACCGCTCGTCATCGACGATCTCTGGGGCCAGGAGGCTACAGGTGGCTAAGCAGACAGGTTTGGGGGATGCGCTCCTCGTCGGCGGCGTCGACCTCTCAGGGGACGTCGGGAGCATCGAGAAGATCGCCAGTCCGTGCGCTGTCCTCGACGTCACCGGTATCGACAAGTCGGCGCACGAGCGGATCGGTGGGCTGCGGGACGGGTCGATCGACTTCATGGCGTTCTTCAACACTGCGGCCGGGGCCGCGCACGCGACCTTGGCCCCGTTGCCGACCACGAACGTGACCGTCCAGTACTTGCGGGGTGTCGGGACCGGACTCCCGTCGGCGACGCTCGTCGCGAAGCAGGTCAGCTACGACGGGACGCGAGGAACCGACGGGTCGTTCACGTTCAAGATCAGCGCTGTCGGGGCCGACGGCTCCGGCCTCGTCTGGGGCGTGCAGCTGTGACGCGGCACACCGCCCCGACCGCCGGGGCTGCCATCGACCAGGGCCTGGTCACGTCCTGCGGATGGCAGGCGGACGTGCACGTCACCGCCGTCGAGGGCGGCGAGGTCGTCCTGACCGTGCAGGACTCCGCCGACGGCGAGGCGTGGGCTGACCTGGCGGGCGCGACGTCCGTAGCGTTCGCCGCACCGGGCGCGCAGCGGATGATCGGCGACCCCACTGCGACGGTCCGCCGCCATGTGCGGGCCGTGTCGTCGGGGTCGTTCACGGCCGCGTCGTTCGTCGTGTCGTTCGTCCGCCACGAGGAGCCGCAGGACTACGCCGGGCCTCTGTTCACCCCGATGGTCATGCACGCCCCGACCGGCGTCGCCCCGGAGGGCACGGAGGCCACGGCACCGGTGGAGGCGCCCGCAGCCCCGAAGGCGGGGCGCCGCCGGTGAGCCAGCAGACGTACCAGATCCTTCAGCCGCTGGCCACGCACTGGAGGCCGGCGACCTGCGCTGAGGTCGACTGCCCCGCATACCTGCAGGGGTGGCGGTCCGTCGTCCCCGAGGGCAGCCCTCAGGCCGCGTACATCCGCAGCGACCGTTCCCGCCGGCACCGGGAGGAGTCGACGGTCGGCGTGTGGGACGACACGACGTCGACGTGGCGGGTCCGGGACCTGAGGGCGGAGGGGCTGGTCGGGTTCTGGTTCGAGGCGGGCCAGACGTGCTTCGCGGCGGGCGACCACCGGGTGCCGTTGGACCGGCCACAGATATTCCGGGTCGCCCCCACACATGCCGGGCGGGTTGCCGGGGATATCCGGACGCACGACAACGGCGCGCATTGGGTGGAGGACTTCTCCATCCATCTCGATCACATACGCACCATCCGTGAAAGGGGCTGACCCCAATTGGCAAAGGTATCCGGGCTGGGTTGGACAACGGCGACACTGAATTCCGTCGCCATCGTCAACGACATCACCGACCTTCAGTTCGCCACGCCCAGGGCGGTGCAGGACGTGACCGGGCTGGACAAGTCCGCGTATGAGCGGCTGCTGCTCCTCGCGGACTTCACGTGCACCCCCAAGGGTGTGTTCAACGTGTCGGCCAGCCACAGCGTGCTGAAGACGACGGCCAGTGCCGCGGCGCCGGTCACGTTCGCGTTGGCGGTGGCCAGCCAGACCCTGTCGAACTCGGTGATCGTCACCGACTACCAGCTGTCCCGGTCGACGACGGGTGAGCTCACGTGGCAGGCGCCGATGAGCCTGGCGTCGGGGACTGTCCCTGCGTGGAGCTGACCGACACGGATGGGCCGGAGTTGGGCTGGAAGGGAGTGACCTGAGTTGGCGAAACTTACCGGCCTCGGCTGGTCGGTGGCGAGCCTGGACGACGCGGGAGGCACCCCCGTCGCGATGGTGGGCGACATCACGGATCTTCAGTTCGCGACACCTCGGGCCGTGCAGGACGTGACCGGGCTGGACAAGTCCGCGTATGAGCGGCTCCTGCTGTTGGCGGACTTCACGTGCACCCCGAAAGGCGTGTTCAACACGGCCCTGAGCCATAGCGCGCTCAAGACGGTGACTAGTTCGACGACGATCCGGACGTGGACGCTGACCGTAGCTGGCGCGACGCTCGCCAATGAGGTGATCGTCACCGACTACCAGCTGGCACGTTCGGCCACGGGGGAACTGACCTGGCAGGCCCCAATGAGCTTGGCGTCCGGCATCGTCCCGGCGTGGGTGTGAGGAGAGGCGGCACGGATGGGATACGTCCCGAAACGGAAAATCTATAACCTGACGTTCGAGGGCGCCGAGTTCGACGGCCTCGTCGTCAAGGCACACTCACTGTCCGGGGGAGAGTTCCTCGACATCACCGAACGTGCCCAGGCCGCGGCCAACGACCAGAAGAACACGAGCGAGACCACTCGCCAACTGTTCGAAGATTTTCTCCCTGCCGTCGTGGAATGGAACCTGGAGAAGCCGGACGGCACCCCGTGGCCCGTCAGCGTCGAGACCCTTCTCGCCCAGGACTTCTCGTTCGGTATGGCGATCGTCAATGCGTGGCTGCAAGTCATTGGGGGGGTTCCTGACCCTTTGGTCGAAAGCTCGACCGGTGGCGCGAGTCCCGTGGAGGCGTCGATTCCGATGGACGTCCCGTCACTGAACCCCCAGAGCTGAGCCGCGCCAATCTTGTCATCGCCCTGTGCGACCGGTTCAAGAAGCTTCCGTCGGAGATTGAGGCGGAGGACTGCGGCCTCATCGGAATGCTACGGATCCAGGCCAGGGGAAACCCGCCAGAGGAAGGGAAGGAGCTGTAGGTGGCTGACGGCGGCGTGAACGTCATCGAGATCGTTGTCCGGGCCACCAACGCGACCGGCCCCGGTCTGGCGCAGGCCACCGCGGCGAAGAAGGCAGCGTCGGCGGAGATCAGGGCACAGGTCGAGTCGGAGGCCCTGCAGGAGAGGGCCGCCGCTGCGCAGACCCTCGCAGCGCAGAGGGCGGCCTACGCCGAGCAGGTCGCGGCGAAGAGGGCCGCGATGGCGGCGATCCGTGAGCAGGTGCAGGTTGAGGCGGCGCAGGAGAGGGCTGCAGCGGAACAGTCCGCCGCGGTGGCGTCGGCTGCTGCTGCTGTCGTGACTGCTGCTGTCGCTGCGTCCGTCGGTGCTGTGGCGGTGGCCGCTCGGTTCACGTCGACGATGGAGCAGATCCACACGCAGGCGGGCGTGGCTCAGTCCTCGGTCGACGCGCTGTCGATGGGTGTCCTGGGCCTGGCGGGGAACGTCGCTACCGGCCCGAACAGTCTGGCCGGGGCGCTCTACCATGTTGAGTCGTCGTTCGCGTCGACGGGGATTACCGGCCAGCGGGCGCTGCAGATCCTTGAGGGCGCCGCGAAACTGGCGAGGATCGGCAACGCGGATCTGGTGGACACGACCAACGCATTGGATGCGGCTGTCGTCGCCGGGATCCCCGGCGTGCAGAACATGGACCAGGCGCTGGGTGCGTTGAACGCGACCGTCGGCTCTGGTGACATGAAGATGCAGGACCTCGCGAACGCATTCGGTACCGGTGTCCTCGCGCAGGTGAAGGTGTTCGGTCTGACGATGGCCGACGTCGGCGCCTCCCTCGCGCTGTTCGGCGACAACAACACGCGGGGTGCGGAGGCCGGCACCCAGCTGGCGATGGCCGTGAAGTCCCTCGCGGCCCCGTCGACGTCGAAAGCGGCCAGGGAAGAGCTCGACAAGCTAGGGTTGACGTCCACGACGTTGGCGAAGGA